TCACCAACTTGCGCGGCGGCTTCAATGCAGTGGCGAGTTGCCGTTGCAATAAAGCTTGATGTTTTTTCGATGGAGTGCTCAGCCAGAATGTGGCGGTGTAAGGCACTTCCAGATGTGCAGGAATCTCTCTGACCACCCAGTTTACATGGACGCCATTCGGAGCTATCACCAGCAGTGCATCAACTTCGTTGCGTTTCCAGCGGGCTTCTGTGTCTGCCAGCAGCATCCATGTTTTACCCGTTCCTTGCTCTGCTCCAACGGCGAATCTATCGGCAGCTGCCAATCGGCGACAACCAGCAACTTGATGGCTCATGGGCTTTGTTTTCATTGCAAAATCCTTACAATTTCATCCCATTCGGTGGTGGTGGCTTGGTTCAGCTTGGCTGCGCGCAATGCGCTCAATGAGCAAGCGTTCACAATGCCAGCCAAACGACCTGGCAATAGCAACAGCTCCTTCTGAGTAGTTCTAATCAAAATGTATGATTGCGGCGCTGTTAACATTGATGCATTCTTGAGGTGCCAATTAATCTGCGATATGCGCAAGCCGTTCTGCGCACCTAACAGCGGCGTGTCGTCTCGAGCAGGAATGCGCGACGGCGCTTTCAACTCCAACCACGCACCCGTTGCGCCAATGTACACATCCGGCATGCCTTCACCAACCACATTCTCCACCCGTTGCAACCATAATGATTCGGGAGCATTGCGCTTCAATGCGTCCCACAATAGCTGCTCTTTCTTTCTCATAAGAACATCTCCTTGTTAGTCAGGCATTTTATTTTCATTACAGTCATCATCGAGAACTGCGCTAACCATTTGCCGCGCACGAGGAACCAGTCCTTCTTTGGCACGGCTTTGTCTGCCATGCGCACGCCAATGGAAAACCATTGCCATGGCTTGATGCGTAGTACCACAGGCTTGCTGACGGAGTCATCCACCACGAATGCATCAAGGAATAAAGTGTTCCCAGATTTTAGGTAGCCGCGTTTGTGGGCTCTGACTGCTTCATTCTCATCACGGCGCTCTTGGCGCACGAGCTGACACACCACTACAGCCTCTTCAAAATCCACTAAGTCGGCGAATTCTTTGACGCACCCGTTAATGTTGAATCGTTCCGGGTGAGCATACACATCACCCCACAGCGTGTGCGCGGGCGTGAGGTCAGCAAATTTAACTTTACACTTGGCTATGGCTGCTTTGTCATGCTCGGACAACGGCTTGGAAGCCACATACCGTGCGGCTTTCATGGGACCGACACCTACCAGATTTTTGAATCCGCCAATGAGCTGACCATTGACCACTCGCCAATCAATGTCTGACCGTTCTGGGTCAAACGGAATGTAGCGCACACCTTCCGCGCGCAGCTCTCGCAGCAGCTCCATGGTTTGGTCATCATCTTTCGCATTGCGTAGACAAGCCGCGGCGTATTCCAATGTGTGGTAACACTTCAAATAGGCACACCAATAGCTAATCACAGCGTACGACACTGTGTGGCTTTTATTCATGCCCCATGCACCAAAGCTTACTATTTCGTTCCAAATGGTTGTTGCCGTTGCTGCGTCTATGCCATGGTGAGCAGCTCCTTCAACAAATTTTTCGCCGTGTCGGTCAAAGAATTCTTTGCCTTTGCAACCGGACATCGCCTTGCGAATGACGGATGTATCCTCCCAGGAAAAATCACCCAGCTCTTTGACAATGCGCATAACTTGTTCCTGGTACAATACCACACCTTGCGTGTCTGCGAGATAGTGTGCCATGGAGGAATGTTTGTATACAACAGGCTCTCTGCCGGCGTTACGATTGATGTACGTGCCTGCTGCACCACCACCCAGGGGACCAGGACGAGCCAATGCTGTGATGTGGTCAATCTGCTGAAATTCTTTAATGGGAATCTGTATAGACACTCGGCGCTGCGCTGCACCTTCGAACTGGAATATGCCAGAGAATTTTCTGTCATTAAATATTTTGAATACGTTTGGGTCGTCCAGCCGCAAATTGTAAAGCTCTTGAGCCGTGACGCACGCAGCGTCCTCAATAACGCCAAGCGTTCTCAAGCCCAAAATATCCATCTTCAAAAGATTAAGCTCCTCGGCGTCCTTCTTGTCTATCTGAGCTACGCCATCTCGTACTGTGCAATAATCTGTCACAGGCGTATTCGACACTATAAATCCTGCAGCGTGCACTCCTGTATGCGACGCATGATTCTCTAGCTCAGTCATGATAGCGGCTTCCGGATATCTAAGCAAAAAGTCTCTGCCAGGCTGGGTGTTGGCCAAGGTGTCCTCTAGGCCTTTGCCATAGCGGCTATCGCCAGAGCTGTATTCAATCAGTACATTGGTCACGGAGAACGTTGCCCCGAGGGGGATGCCCAGCCGCTTGCCAACGTGCGCGAGCACGGAGCGGGGCTTGAGCCGATTCACTGACCCAATGCGGGCGGTGTTCTCTTTACCATATTTTTCCTCAAGATAATGAAACACCATGTCACGCTTTTGGTCATTGAAATCGCTGTCGATGTCTGGCAAATCTGCTCGATTCACATCAATGAACCGTTCGAACACCAAATTGTATACTAGCGGGTCGATTTCAGTGATGTGCAGCAAATAGCACACAAGTGAGCCGGCGGAGCTGCCTCTGCCAGGACCCACAAGCATGTGCTGCTTTGCCCAAGCTATCATATCGGCAACCATCAGAAAATAACTGTCGAATTTCTTCGCATAAATCAATTCCAACTCACGCTTGAGCCGCGTTTCGTACTCATCAGTCCATGCTTTAATCTGTCCAGAGGCCAGCCGTTCTGCTTTTCCAGCCGTGACCAATGCGCGCAAATCTCCTGGTACGCTAATCAAAGGTGCCCGGTGCAACCGGCATCCGGAAGCTGCGGCAGCCGCTGCTATGGTATTGCTCACGGCACGGTTGAACGTTGCTGTGGGAACGTACCACAAAGCCTCTCGCAGCTCGGCTTTTGTGAGGATGTGCTGGGGGCTGTGGGAACGTACCACAAAGCCTCTCGCAGCTCGGCTTTTGTGAGGATGTGCTGGGGCGTCATTTTTAATGAATCGTCCCAGGCCAGAAACCGTTCTCTGTCTGCCAGTGTAGGATAATCTGCGTCACTCGTGATTACTACCGGCTTATTAATCTTTTTAGCCAGTGCCAATGCATGCTCCGTGCGCAGCCTGGAGCGAGGGTTGATGTCAATGTAATCTATCGCTGCGGGGTCGGTTAATGCTGCACCGGCGAAGATTATGAGGCCACTCTTGCGTGCGGCGATGTCTGCCTGGCTTTGGGGTGGATTGCTAGAGTAATGATAAAATGCGGGCAGCGACTGTGCCAATGCCCAGTAGCTTCGCTTTCGTCCATCATCACACATGATTGAAAACTCGGCGCCAAACAAAGGCTCTATGCCGTGCTCCAAAGCAACTTTCTGCCAGTGAACATGTCCCCAAGTGCCTGATGTGTCTACCAAGCCTGCAGCAGTGGCTCCAGCGGCTTTTGCTGCAGTGACTACTTGCTCTATGCTGCCATAAGCAGTCCGGAAGCTATACTCAGAACGTAAACGCAACTGGGGAAACGCTGAGTTATTTTTCTTGCTCATTGCAACAGTCCTGCCGCGATGCACACGGCTTTCAGTGCGCGCACATCGTCTAATGCCCTGTGTGATTGCGCCAACGGGTGGCCTGTGTAGAAACTATACAATTCGGTGAGCTTTGGGCGATAACCCCATTCTTCCGCGTGTTCTTGAACGGTGCACACATTGAGCTTTGGCCAAGGCCAATCGTCTGTGTGCCACGAGCACGTCTGCAGCAGCAAACAACGGCTTCAACATCTGAGCTGCTACCGAGAACGGTGGCTGATTGGCCACATCAGCGTCTGTTATGCCAGTGATGCTTGTGATGTGCTCGGGGATTGGCTTGCCAGGGTTGATGAGCACATCAAGCTCCTTGAGCTCATTGCCTCGTTCGTCCACTAGCAAGCCGCCCCACTCAATAATTCGGGGCTGAAATTCATCCTTTGCTCTAGGATGAAGGGTGAGCCCCGTGGTTTCAGTATCAAAAATCAGATGGATCATGGCGCACGATGAACTTTACGTCCACCCCAAGAATTGGATACGTGTCGAAAATCACATAGTGATATTTCCGCTTGCCCGCGATTACAGGGTTGGTATGGGCACTTGTGTACACTTCTTGGGCAATGGTAATGCCCCTCGCTGCGAAAAACATTTTCCATTCGCTCAACTCGGCCTCTGAGCAATGCATACCGAGATGGCTGACGCGGGGCCGCGACTTGCGCATCCAGTGTGCTCCGCGGGTGTAGTGAAGCACTTCCAATTCACCAGCCGCGTTCATGCCGTTGTAGTTGAACGACAGATCCGCTTCATTGTCCACACTGCGCAGCTTGCGCACAGAACCTTTGGCACTGACATGGTCAGTCACCCAGTCACTCATGCCCATGGCAGTGAGCAATGCCTTTGCAGCTTCAGGGTCACGTGGATAAAGAGCAACTTGCTCAATCTTGAATTTCAACATAATTACGCTCCATAGGGGATATCACACCCAGCAAGATATTTGTGATGACGTTTGTCCTGCAGCAAAAAGCCGACAAACTCTGCAATGCAATCGACTGGCGTTTCTTCGCCGGTGAGCAGTGAACTCAGCTGATAGTTTCGCGCCTGTTCAGCAGTCCAGCCGCGTGTCTGCATCACTTGCTTGTCAATGCTATGGCTCATGCCTGTGCCTGCAATTTTATTTGGAGAAATGGAGAATACCGTGATGTCAGGCGCCAGCTCTCTGGCTAGCTGCTTAGTGAGTATGAGTGCCGCACCTTTGCTGGCATTGTATGCCGCAGAGCACCGCATTGGCATGTGTGCCGCATTGCTCACGATGTTAAGCACCGTGCCCTTTGTTGCTCTCAGCGCGGGGAGCAGCGCTTGGGTCATCAGAAAGATGCCTTTGACATTCGTGTCCATCACTTCATCCCAGTCACGTTCTGTGACGTCCTGAAGCCAACCAATGCGATTGACACCGGCGCAATTCACCAGCACATCAACTTTACTGGGCAGGGACTCCGGGTGTGGGTTGCGCACATCACGTCCCATGCGTAAGTCGTAGCGTACGACGACATAACCTTTGCTCTCCAGGGCAACTGCTATGGCAGCTCCCAAACCGCTTTCACTGCCAGTCACAACGGCAATTTTCCCACCACTCATCAGACTGTCTCCCACTCCCATCGGCTTCGCGTCTCGCACGGCGTCAGACACAAACGCACCGTGCAAATCGCATAGCATAGCACTCCGAGTGCCTGTGGTGTGCCAACCATCCGTCCACACATGGCCTGGTTCGCCACACGGGCCCAAGCACTTCTTTTCTGCATCCCACACTTGATACTGACAAGGTCCCACTGGACTGCTGTCAACCTTGTGATACCATTCTTCCTCTTTTTGCAAGCTCATAGCCGCTCCTCCTTGGCGATAATTGCCTCAATCATAGCAGCATACACCGCTATGTCATGGATAGAATCTCTATGACGCAATCCGCTGACAGCGAACCGAGTCATTTTCACGACAATCAACTCAAACAGATGCCATGCGGTGGTGGTCACCAGTGCTGAAGGCACGCCATCAGGCCACAGCACTTTAATGACAGGGGCAACGTTCATGTAGTTACTACCATATACCGCATTGCGTGCTTGGAACGTGCTCGCCATGCTCTGTAATATAGCCGGCACATCCATGGCAGCGTCACGAACGGCTTGCGCTTTGGCAAGCAAGCCACTAGGCGTTTCGGGCGAGCCATACGGCAATGTTCTAAGTTTCTTTCTGTCATCTGATATAGGATAAGCGTCCAGCACATCCTGTCTGTCGTCATACGCTGCTATAACCCTAGTCCAGCCGTCGGCACGGTGCGAATGTTGAGAGAGCCATTGGGCAATGAGCCACTGCTTCAGCGCGGGTGAATGGAAGGTGCACTCGGGTGGCCTCATCAGCACGGTGAACTTGACACCGGGTAACTCGTCACGAACCCATTGCTGAGTAGTTCTTCTGTACTTTTCAGGACGAGCGGTGACGATGAGCAGATAATTCTCCTGCGTTGATGTGCCTGTAGAAGAACCGCGCAGGTCTCGCATTAACTCGTCCACCACACCGGGCACAGGCTTGTCTGCCAGGTGATGTTCATGATAAGCGTCATAATCATCATCGGCTGCGCCAACAGCAGGCAACCAGTGTCGTCGCCATCGGTCGTCAGACAAGCAACCGTCCAAGTCGCACACCACCACATTTCTATACATGCTAGTCTCCTTTTACGCTTTGCGCAACATATCAAGTGCTTTAGCAATTCTCCAGCCGGCTCCTGTGCCTGGAACCACACCTAGTTCTTTAGCTATCGCTTCCAAATCTTTGATGGCTTCATCTTTCGGATCCTTGAGAAATAGCGTAATCCACGGCCACACCGCTTTGGCACAGTCCACAGCTTGTGTTACTATTTGAGCATATTCCTGCTGAGTGCGCAGCGATGACCTGGAACGTACCAATTCAACGAACGCACGCAGATTGTACTTGGCTACCAAATTGCACTGAGTATTCATGGGCAGCAAGCCGCGAGCGTCTTGAGCGTCTGCTCCTTGTTCTATTAATGCTTGGTAACCTTTCAGCGCTGTGTCAGAATAATGCTGAAATGTCTTGCACAGCTTGTAGCTTTGCACAGAGATAGGTGCTTCGCCATGAAGTGCGGGATGTGGAAACGGGTTGGTCACGACGGCATCACTCATATCGACTATTCGCTGAGATTGCATGGAATAACTGGCATTCCTCGTGCGGGTAATCTGTTGAGCGCACGCTCTCGTAACACCAGAAAACAGAAAGGTCAAGTCCACAAATTCCCAGCTGCTGGGAATAGTTTTAGCCATCTGCTCCAATTCTTTGAGCTTTGTTTCTTCGGGCAAACGTTCAATCTGCTCCAATCCTTCGGGCGCCATAGTCAGTCTGGTGCTCTTGGTGAAAATCAGAATGTCAGCGGCATGCCACACAGGATTGGGCGTGCCTTTGCCAGTGAAATCAATCAGACACGTCGTAGGCATTGGAGTCCTCCTTGGTAGCCGGTGCAACGGCAGCAATCTGGCGTTCGTAGAACGACGCTGAAGCCAACCGTTTTATTACCGCAGCGTCATGAATGACGTCGTCCAGCAGAATGTTACGCCATGTGGCGAACCTTCCCAACGAATATATACCGCAGCGCTGAGTGAGTTGCGACACCAACGTTTTGCGCAAATTCTCATCAATCGGTAGCAACTTGCCAAACGTTTGTGTGTGAAAATTACCTAAAGACTGACTGACGGCGTCAAAGAGGGGCTCATAGCCGAACGCTTCAGCAACGTCTCTACAGGCAAGGTCAACATCACCAGTGGCTGCAGACTCATCACCAGTCCATTCGCACGTGAGCTGGGTTCCAGCCAATGTGGCTCTGTACAAGCCGTACGCGTCCGAGGGGAAATATACCGTTTGATACACGCCACTGTTTGGCACTTCGGCGCTGGTGGTGATGATTTTGGCAGAGTGAAACTCATGCTCAAAACCAAGCATTCCTTTCGCCATGACGGGCAATGGAATGGTGCTGATTATAAAATCATCGTGCCCGGTGTGCTTAGTCATTTCCAAGAATGAAACCGGAGAATTCCAGTGTACACGATTGCCTAGGGCATCGCACAACCGTGTGTGAAAGTCGTGTGGTGGTACCCAGCGCACACACGGTGCGATGTCCCATACAGAACGGTCAGCGAGGCGGCCAATGACTTTCATGGAGTACATATTACAGGCGTCAATAGTGGGGCTGACCCAGCCACCGTTCCACCAAATGCCTTTGTGCACGGTCACCTTCTGGAACGGAATGCCCGTGATGTCAGAGATGGCCGGAGTCCGGAACCGAAGTAATGCTTGATGCTCTACATGCTCTCGGCTGCGCGACTCCCACAGCTCGTGGGTCGGAAAAGCGTAAGCGGCAATCATGCCTGCCAAGCCGGCTCCTATAATCACGGTGTGCCTCCTTCAATACGCACCCAGCCAGAACGCTGGAGCGCGAACACACGGCTGCGTACGGAGAATCCGAACCGAGCGTCCAATTCTCCGAGTGTCATGCTGCCGCCATTATCCACCAATGCGTTGATTATCGCACGGCGGTCACTGCCAGACTGCAGCTTGGTTTGACCTGTTGCACACAGATACACCTTGGAATTGGCAGTGTAAATGGGTGGTCTGCCTAATGTTTGTCTCATAATTCCTCCTTATGACGTGTGTCATAATCACTAATCCAATCGCTATCTTCTGCAATGAGCACTACAGAGTCACATAACAGCTGAGTGATAGCGTCAATTGTAGGGTCATCATAGTCTGCCCCATGCTCCACCAGTGAGTCTCGGTATTTATCGAGATACACCGCAGCCGCGTTCGCCCAGTCCATCAG